CTTGCCCAGTACTTTCAGAAGTACGTGGTTGGTTTAAAGATCCTGTATTAGAAGACCAAGGACGTAAGTATTGGAAAAAGCGTTCATACATTTTCCAAGGCTTTGTGGCAGACGATCCACTAAACGAAGAAAAAAAACCAGAAAATCCAATTAGACGTTTTATTATTGGTCCACAAATTTTCCAAATCATTAAGGGTGCATTAATGGATCCTGAGATGGAAGATCTTCCTACAGATTATGTAAGAGGTGTAGACTTTAGAATTAAGAAAACATCTAAAGGAGGTTATGCTGATTATTCAACATCAACATGGTCACGTAGAGAACGTGCTCTAACTGATGAAGAAAAAGCGGCAGTTGACTCACATGGTTTGCATAACTTAGATGATTTCTTACCTAAGAAACCAAGTGAAGTTGAAGTTAAAGTTATTCAAGAGATGTTTGAAGCATCTGTTGATGGCGAAGCATATGATCCACAACGTTGGGGTCAGTACTTTCGTGCTCCAGGCATGAGTGCTCCAACTGGTGATCCAAATAGTGCGAAACCTGCGGCACCAATCGCAGAAACTACAACTGCACCAACACCAATGACTCCAAAAGAGGAAGATGCGACTGCGGGTGTTGTTCGTAAAGAAGACGGCTCTGCTGTATCAATTACGGATACGACCGAAGATAAACCATCAAGTGAACGTGCTCAGGACATTTTAAAAATGATCCGTGACCGTCAATCTTAATAAGGAGTAAACAATGGCGAAACCATTTGACGTTAGTAAATTTCGTAAGACTCTAACCAAAAGCATTACAGGCCTTGGTATGGGTTTTAACGATCCTACTGACTGGGTTTCGACTGGTAATTACGCATTAAATCATCTTATCAGTGGTGACTTCCATAAAGGAGTACCACTTGGTAAGGTGACCGTATTTGCCGGCGAATCTGGTGCAGGTAAATCTTACTTCGCTAGTGGAAATATTGTGAAAGCCGCACAGGATCAAGGTATCTTTGTAGTACTAATTGACTCAGAGAATGCACTTGATGAAAAGTGGCTTCACGCACTAGGTGTAAAAACAGAAGAAGATAAATTACTGCGTTTATCAATGAGTATGATTGATGACGTAGCAAAAACTATCAGCGAGTTTATGAAAGACTACCGTAACGATTATGAAGGTGTTGACCCCAATGATCGTCCTAAGGTACTATTTGTAATTGATTCGTTGGGTATGTTGTTAACTCCAACAGATGTTGATCAGTTTAGTAAGGGTGATATGAAAGGTGATATGGGTAGAAAACCTAAGGCACTTACAGCACTTGTACGTAACTGCGTTAATATGTTTGGTAGTTTCAACGTAGGTATGGTATGTACCAATCACACATACGCTTCACAAGACATGTTCGATCCTGATGATAAAATCAGTGGAGGACAAGGCTTTGTGTATGCTTCATCTATTGTGGTAGCAATGAAAAAGTTGAAACTGAAAGAAGATGAAGAAGGTAAAAAGGTAACAGATGTACGTGGTATCAGAGCCGCTTGTAAGGTAATGAAAACACGTTACGCAAAACCTTTTGAAGGTGTACAAGTGAAGATTCCATATGAAACAGGTATGGATCCTTACTCAGGTCTAGTAGATTTATTTGAAAAAGAAGGATTACTAAAACAACAAGGTAATCGTTTGAAATATGTTACTAGTATAGGAGAGGAACTTTTACATTATCGTAAAGATTGGACCGGAGAAAAACTCGATATCATAATGAAGGATTATCAGAACATTAATGATAAGTACTCTGAAGGCACAGCGGAGGTAACTGCTGATGAGCCTATTTCAGAGGAGATAATCGAGGATGGAAATGCATAACGAAGAACAACTTATTGATCTTTGGGATATGTTTTCGGCACATATCGATCCGAAAAATAAAGAACAAATTGCTGTGCAATACGTCAACTGGTGCATCGACAACGGTGTACCGGAAGAGGTAGTTCAAACACTAGGCAATGCTGATCCTTATTTAGAAGAAGCGGTAGCAGAAGCATTGGGACCAATCGAAAGTTATGACGATGATGATGACTTAAACGATGAAGAAGAGTGGTAATAGATGATTAATTGGTATTCTAGAATCTCTCAAGACATAGCAAACGTACCTGATTGTATTGTTTGGTATGAGAATGAGTTAACTGACGCAAAAATTGAGTGTGCTTTAAAAGGCAATCTTGAAAAGAATGCGGCATCGCTTCCAGGCGTTGTTGAAAAGCGTTTCGGGCAATTACAGGAAATTGAG